CAATGTAAAAAGCGGCTCCAATAGGGGTGATGTGAGAACCAAGCTTAAAGCTATTCTTTTTAAACATTTCATAAATAAAAGGATTATGAATATTTTCATCTTTGAATCCTTTTTGGATGAAATGTTTTGTTTCAAATGATGTGATATCCATCATATCAGCCACGAGGCCCAGCGCAAGGAGATCAAGGTAGTCATCGGAATAGTGAGGGAGACTATCCCGATCTTCGCAGTAGCGACAAAATTGATACACTATCCCCACACCACTGAAATTTTTATTTGGATAATCAGAATTTTGATTATTAACAAGAATTGCATATGAATTACCTTGCTCTACTATATGATGGTCTAAAATTACAATTTTTACTCCTTGTTCAGAAAGTAATTTACATTGTTCTAAATCGTTAGAACCCGCATCAGGAACTAATAATAATTTAAAATGATTATCTAATATCTCATCTACGTGGTCATCTATTCCATGTTGTTTTCCTTTATGAAAAACCCATGTTACATTATTCTGAATCCATTCTGGGGCATAATCGTGTAGCCAGTTCACTAGGAACGCAGAACTAGTATACCCGTCGGCGTCCGCGTCGACGATCACCATCGCTAGATCATTGTTCTCAATACTAGCCTTTATACATTCCCATCCTTTTTTAAGATTATCTTCTCCTAATAATCTATAATCATTAATATCATCATCTGTTGTATGTAAATAGTGATATTGTTCTTTAAGGGGGATCCCCCTATTAAATAATATTTGTTGTTGATAAGTTAATTCTTTATTAATTGGTTTTATAAGTTTAAAGTTCATTAGTTAATTGTAGGTTTTTTATAATTTCATAAGTAGGAATAGAAATGTAAGATTTTATTTTCGGATCTAAATTTAATCTAACTGTTTGTTTATTTTCTTTTAATTGAATAACATACTTTCTTCTAATTCCATTTTTTTGAATAATTTTTTCTACCCCTCCTATAGATGATGATTCCCCTACCTCCCTTTCCTCTTGTTCTCCATTAACATTTTCTATAATTGATACAATATATTTATAATCACCTATTTTTATTTTATCCATATAGATTAAATCTCCTATCGTATAATTCAATAAAAGTTTGTTTATCTTTATCTACAGGACTTTCTTTGTGTCCTAATAGATTTTCTTTATCAAATAAAATACTTATTTTTATATATGCGCTATATTTATAAAAAATCTTTTTAAGATTTTTGACTATTCTTTTAAATGTTTCGTCTCCAGTTTTTTCAAAATCTTTATCTAATCCAATAATTATTTCATCTACATTTAATTGTAACAATAGCCAAACATGATAGTTGAGTAAATTAGAACCACATGGGGCCACACTTATGTCATAATCAGCTCCAAAATATGTAGAATATAATAGACAAGATTTTTCTGATTCAAATACAACAGCTTTTCTAATTTTTTTTATATTATCTTTAGCATAATTTATATTATATAAATTATAAGATAATTGATGATTATACATCTTTCCCCCAATATAAGCTGGGTGATATTTCCCATATTGTTCAATCCTGTCTTGATCCAAGTTCCTCTCTCTAATCCCCACTAATCTATTATTTATATCATAATGGGGGATTATGATGCTATTAGTAACAGGATTGTATCTAATATGATGTCTTTCTATTGTTTCCTGTGAAATCCCCTCTTCTAACCAAGGTACTATCTTAGGTTGAGGCAAATTTTTAATAATATTAGGATATTCTTTTAATATTACTTCTTGTGTTTTAGGATTTATTTCTTTAATTCTATCGTAATTTGCTAATAATTTTAAATCTAAATAAATATTATTTTCTTTAATTTCATTATAATCTTGAGGGGAAATCCCAAGCCTTTGCGCAATAAAATGTACAGCCTGAGGTAATTCCCACTCTCGATTTTCTTCTCTGTTCTTAACTTTTAATACTAATTCAAAAATATCAAAAGCATCATTACCAGATGTATATGAAACAAATAGTTTACTATTATCATAATAATACAATTTATTAGTAGCACTTAAATCATCTATATAGTTATGGTCGATTGTTCGGGCAATGATAACATCTCCATTCATCTGGGGGTCTGCATGCCATTCTTCTAATAAATCATATATATTATCTATAGTTAATGAATTTTTTATTTCATCTTTATTATATTGATATATTTCATTCATTTTAAAAATTATTAAAAAAAGTATCATTATTCAATTTTTCTAAAAAACTATAATTATTCTTTTTCTTCTTCCACATAGTAAGAAACATTTCCGCAAATTGGGCAGTAATAAAATCCTTTCATATTTGGGACAGGAACCTTGTCTACACTTATTGGTTCATGATAACAAGTGAGTTTTACCTTTTTCCCATCTTCTATTTTATTTTTTTTTAAAAATCAACAACTTCTTGAAGATTATCCCCAGTCCATTTAATATATTTATATTCAGACATCTCTTTCCTCTTCAAAATATCTTGTGCGATGACAAAGTGGACAATAGTATAAATTAGGAATACCTGTTTTCTTCATTCTTGGTGGTGCCATTTGGTGATAATCACGGTGATAATCACACCAGTATGACTCTTTTTCTTCTTCTTTTTCTTTTTCTTCAATAAGCTCAAAATATTTTTCAAATTCTTTCGGAGAATAAACAAGAATATTATCTCCAATCCTCACTATATAACTATAAAGAGTAATTTTATATTCACTATTATTAACTTTCAATTCAAATTCTAAACTACCTGGGTCTGTAATCTCATAATGATAATGGAGTCCCTTAAAAAATTTTTTACTATCCCCACTCTTTTGATCTTTTAAACGAAAAACTGCTACTTTAATATTATTTTTTAATTGGTATTTTTGCATATTTATCTCCTACATTTCATAATTTTTTATTTTATCAATCCACTCAATTGCTCTAAGATTCCCCTTTTTATTTTTTAAATGGGGACATTCCTTTTTAAACATATTTAATAAAGTATTTTTATCTGTATAATGAAATTCATACTTAAAACAATAGAGAGTAGCAAGGCAAGATAACCACTCATGGATTGAATACTCATGAGGTTTTTCTTTTATTGAATCTTTAATAAAATTAAAAGCTTTCATAGCTTCTGATGTAAAGTCATCAACTACTGCTAAATCAAATGGGGGAGGCGGGCTAAGAATATCATCTCTAAGTTGAAATGATATCATATTTCCGTCATCGAGTGAAAAGCCATAGTCCCCGATGTAAAACCCCATATTATGAAGTAAATACACTATATTTTGAATAGTAAGTATCTGTTTGCTATTATTATTAAAGCTATCTTCACAAATATGTTGATACATAAGCTTTAAAAGATTACTTTTCATTCTTTTTTCCTATTGCTGAAAAATAATCTTCTTTCATAATTTCAAATTCAATAGAATCACAAATTTCTCCCGTGATTAAACAAGCATCTCGTTTATGATATCCGCAGACTCTTCCATTATATTTCTTACATAATTTATAATAAGAATCAATAACAGGATTATCCATTATTCCTCTAAATGTTATTCCCTCTCCATTATATTTTTCAAATATTTCTTTTATTATTATAAACAAATCTTTTATAAAAATCAAGTTTCCTATATCAAAACTAATCAAACCAAATTGATTAGCGATTTTTGTTTGTTGATGAAAATTATAAGCAATATATCCAATTATTTCATCATTAACAATAGAAACGAAGTTTCGTTTATCATAGTTATGATCAGGTAATTCAAGTGTATGAGATCCCCCTATAAAATAATATTTATATACTGGGTCATACCATTTTTCAATTAATTTCTTTTTCAATTGCTCTTCATATAATTGAGCGGGCTTAATCATTAAAATGCTCCTTTATGTTGAATTTTTATTTTTATATCTTCCATAGGAACTACTTCAAAACTATAAGTTGTTACTAAACGAGGAATAATTCTACATATATCTCTTCTATCCTCGCACCATAAAATAACATTCTTCCAACGTCCTCGCCTATTTTTGTAGATACAAATTTTAATAGTGAGGGGAGGTAGCTTCTTAGCATTGATGAGGGGGGCTAGCTTTTCCCTTTCTTCCTGGGTCACTTCCAACATAATTAGTCCCGTGTCTATACGCTTGACTACTTTTATTTTCATAAAAGAATAGACTATATCTTTACCATGAATAATATAAAAAATATTATTTTTAGGTATCTCACTTTTCCACCGTGTAATTAATGTACTCTGCGCCACCAGATAGTCGTTGAACCTTCTTCTATTCGAAGCTTGGCTGCTGATTGCCCACATATCTTTATAATTTTCAAACATTCACGATTAAGCTTATTTCATCTTTGCGTTGTAGTTTATAAAGTTTTAGGGTATTCCAGACAATTAGTGAGATAATAATCACATAATATTTCTATTATGGACGACCGTTTCTAGTTCTAAGAATAAATTATATTTTCTATCTAAATGTACATCACAACTATTATAAAGTTGTTTTAAGATATTATAAGGTTTATTGGTGCCTCCACATCGAATATAAAAATTATTTTTTTCCTCATATCCTTTTTTTTGTTCTAGATGAGTGGTTATTTGTAAGATATCATTAATCCATTCTAACATCTCTTTTGTTCCAACAAAATTAATACCATAAATATTTTGTTGAGTTTTAAATAAAGAGCCGTCTCCATCAAAATAACCTAAAATAAAAGGAAGAAAAAATTGTTCATCAATTTTTGGAGGTTTTAAAATTAAACTTTTATGCGGCACAATTCCTTTATCCGTAAGATCATTAGATAAATCTTTACTATTAAGAACAATTTTGCACATTTCTTGGTTGTCATTAGAAAAGCCACTTGTATTAATAAAATCTTTTATATCAGCATTTGTATTCATAAAAAGTCGAAATTTTTCTAAATGACTTCTATCTTTACGACCAATACTAATAACAAGACTTGCATTTTCTTCTCTCCAATAATTACAACCATCAGCAGCTATAAAACCTAACCAATAAGCCTTTTCTGGAATATCAATATTTTGAAATTTTCGATAATCTCCAAAATATTTTCTATTAATATGATCTAATGCAATATTATTTTCTTTTAATACTCTAGCAATAACAGATTTACTAACATTATACTCTGTTCCAAGTTGTCGTGTCGATTTATTGTTTTGAGTATATTCATTTATAATATTGGTGATTTGTTGCGATGTAAATTTAATTCTTCTCATTTATAATAAAATTCCTTTCATATAATTTTTTAATGGGCATAATACCATCCCACAATCGAATTATATGAAAAATTTTTTATTTTATCAACAATGATCTTAGAACTAGTTCAATCAGCTATGGACTTCGCCGTATAAATCCATTATTTCTAATGGTACTGACTATATTTTAACTAAAATTTATAAAATAAATTTAGCTATACCTCTTTCGGTTTTCATAGGCTTCGTTTCCTAAAACCCAGCCACGTATTAATAGTGACCCTACTCCCCAGCATTTCAACCTTAGGGATAGTCGATAGCCCGCATAAAATAAATTATTTACCTTGGTATTTTTCTGGACAATTTATCATGTTCCAAGCTGTACCATAACCGACATAACACAACTCAGAATCGGTAAATTGTCTAAAAGACATTTTATTTTTATTTTCTTCCCAAAGAGAATTAATTATTTCACAATCTTTTTCTCCGTATTTACTGGGATGGGGATTTTTTCTAAAAACTTCAGGCATAACATGAGTCCAAGTTCTTCCATGCCACATTCGTAAAAATCCACTATATAATATTTTTTCATAAAAATAAGTCTCCCAAATTTCTCGACTTCGTTTACCTTGTTGATAGGCTTTTCTACAAAAAATTATATCTTCTTCAGTTAATTTTGCCATACCATGTTTTTCACCTTGAAGAACATTTTTTAAACCCGGTAAATCGCCTCCAGGAGTCTCATTATAATGATTTTTATCTAAATAAGTATTATAATATTTTATCCAGTAAATTTCTCTTTCTTTTAAAAGATCTTCTGAACATTCTTCAATAATTTCAAAATTAAAATTATCTAATCCATATTTTCTAAAAGCTTTGTATAAAACTTTATTTTTATCTTCATCTTTATTAGAATTAAAAGCTTTATTTTTATGGTCAGAAAATCGTCTTTCAATATTTTTACTTAAACCAATATAAGAATGTCCATTAATCTTATTAGTTATTTTATAAATACCACAACTAATAGATACCACCTCCATACACAGAAGGCAAATAATTTATTTTATATGAGACGGAATTACCATATCCTTTTCGGACTTAGGCTTCTCCGTTAGCCATTATTAAATGACCCTTGTAATGAACAAGATAAGGTATATTAAGGCGTCAAACACACCTCTAAGTAAGTTCTGATCGAAGCTAGATGCTGTAACATAGTCTCCATTTAACTGTGTAGCACTTAGAATAAAGATCTCATGCTTAATACAAAGATCTTTCAATCGAGCTGACAACATAAACAACACATTATCTTCTCTTAATCGCATACCAGATGTCCGTGAAGCAACTTCTTCCAAGATTTTAAGACTAGAATGTAAATAATCGAAGAACACATAATTAACTTGATGTTCCCGCATTTCTCTTTTTATTGTGTCTTCAACATCTTGCAAAGAAAAATCAGGAAGAACACTTATATACATTTTACTTTGTTTAATTATTTGATTTGCTTTAATAATTCTTTCCCATTCTCCTTCTTGATATTCTCCATAGAGAATATGTTCTTCATCAACCCCTGCAATAAAACAACAAATCATTGTTTGGACTTCATCTAACTGTTGCTCTGTAGAGATATATAATACAGGTTGGGGTTCTCCAATACTGATCCATTTTTGAGATACATGATCCCACATCTGGCTACAACCGATATGTGCTGCATTCGCGATCATGGTTCTAGATTTGCCGATTCCCGTTCCAGCTGACCACAGATAGAACTTGCCTAATCGCGCTCCCCTAGTGACTGTATTAATGAATGGACCATACATCGGATATCCAAATTCCGGAACTTCCCTAAGTCTATTAATTAGATCTTGGAGACCTTCCCCCGCCTGGACCCCCTCCTCTAAATTTTCATTTAAAGTTTCAACTTTAATTTTATCAATTTTATCATCAATTTTTCGAGTTATGTCAACAAGAGAAGAGGAATCAAGCCATTCTTCTTGCTGTTGTTTCTTTTTAATATCAAAAATATTATCAGGGTCATACAGCCAAGTTAGATCCATATGTAACTCAGTACTATATGCTCTAAGCAAAGAAAATTTTTTCATTCGATTATAATAATAATCAAATGTATTTTCATTTGCATATTCTATAGCTTTACTAATAAATTCTGCCCCTTTTTGATTGTCATAGACAGCTTTCTTTTTGGGGCGACCGCTTAAATAATCCTCGATTGCATTAATTGTTATTTCTTTTACACCAAGTTGATATAAATTATATATGCTCCCAAATATAATTTGATGAAAATCATCATAAAAATCATATTCTGAAAAAGTATATTTATCTTCCATCCCTAATAATTTAGGATTTTTATATACATTAGCAATTACATTTACTAAAGATGGAATATCAACATAATTAGATTTACTCATCATCCTCCCCCAATTTAAATAATTTCTTCTTTTTACTCTTTATTGGTATTGGAATTTCAATTTCTTTTATTTCTTCTTTTGTTGTTTTAAGTACTTCTGTCTGTTCTTCTATCTTTTTAATAGATTGATAATATTCTTTTGCATTTTTATAATTATAAGGAACTAATCCCAATACATTATAATTATTTGGAATTTTAGTGTTTTTAATTACATATAAATATTGAAGCGTCCCCAGTATTCCTGAATATGTAAAATTATTTTTTTCTCTCATATTCTTTAATTGTTTGGCTAGTAGAGGCCAATTAGCATGATCCCCAATTAATTCTTTGATAAAATCAGTTATTTTTCTATAGTTGGGGTCAACTGGGGAATCCATTTCTACTAATTTATATTTATGGATATCTTCTTTTGGACAACATGATAAATGTCCATATCTTCTTTCATTGACTTTAATTCCTTGTTCTGAATTTAAATCAAATCTTTCACCGCAAAAATAACATTTTACAAAATGAGAAGGCATACTTATACCTCTTTAAAGTTTTATATATATTTATTATAACATAATTTTATAAAAAAATAAGGGGGAATTATTCCCCCTTATGCTTTTCTGCTTCCAAGAAATCTTTTAAATAAAATACTATTAGTTGAATAGCTTCAACTTGATCTCTCGTAGCATCTTTTACCCTATGTCCTTTTCCCAAATATTTTTCTACAATTTGCGCAATTCTCGGTTGATAATATTCTTTAAATTTAATTCCTTCTTCTGTAGAAGAATCTACATCAGAAGAACCAGGAATATTAGCAATCAATTCTGTAAATTCTTGCATCAATTGATCAAAATCAAGATTAGAAGTGGTATCGACATAAGCATTTTGCTGCTCGTCTGTATAAAATTCTGTTCCCGCTTCT